CCAAGGAGGATTAGGAGATATGGGAAAAAATGAAGTAGCAGTAACAGAAGATAAGAAATTCAACCTGGTAACTATGGCAGAGTCAGGACTCAGCGAAGCTATCGCAGAGGAAATGGACGGCCTTGGACCCATACCGTATGACAAGGTAAAGATACCATCGGGCGGAGGTCTTGCGTTTGAGATACCAGGAGAGACAGAGGATGACCCACAGACAGCTACAGAGCTTGTCGGTGTGATCTTATTCCACCATCCACTCAACGGTTACTGGGAAGAAGAGTTTAACGGAAGCAACGATAAGCCGAACTGCAGCAGTCTTGATGGCAAGACCGGAGTTATATCAGAGACCGGCGAGATCAGGGACTGTGCCAACTGCGAATTTAATAAATTTGGCACAGCGAAAAATGGTTCCGGAAAAGCATGTAAGAACATGCATCGCATCTACTTTTTACAGGAGGACAACCCTGTGCCGCTCATCGTTACTCTTCCGCCGACATCAATCAAGTCACTCAGAGATTACATCAGTAAGCGCATTCTTTTGAGAGGCATGAGATGTTACAGTGCAGTAACTAAGATTACCCTGAAAAAGGACAAGAATGCGGCGGGAATAGCATACAGCAAGGCAGTGTTCACGTTCGTAAAGAAGCTTGATGCAGACCAGGTAAGCGCGGCTGAGGAAATGGCAAAAGAAATGAAGAAGATACAGACATTCGTAGACATTGACGATTCGGACTACGATGAACCTGAAGAACCAAAAACCGACAACGATGGATTCATGGCTGTGCCTGATAATGCTATTAACGAGGAATTACCATTTAATTAAAGGGGATCGGGGCGTAAGCCCCCCCCCGATCAGTAGCGGATTGGAGGGCGCGATATGAATGCAGAACAACTAAACATAGATGATTTCGTTGATTATGCAGCAGAATATAAAAGTATCATAAAAAACGCCAACATCGCAGGCGATAAGCTTACAGGCCTGTGTCCATTTCACGATGACCGCTCTAATTCATTCTCGGTAGACTTGAAAACAGGCATGTGGCACTGTTTTGCCGAGGATGAGGGCGGTAATTTTATCACATTTTACAGTAAATATTATGGGCTGAACACCAAGGATGCATACAAAGAGATACTAAACAAATACGGCCGGCTTGACAATCAGCCACAGCCCAAGCCAGAAAAACCAAAGCTGCAGCCATTCACCCTGCAAGAGTATTCATTTGCCAAGAAACTTCCTGAGGACTTTTTGAAAGAGGTCTGCAGAGTATCAACCGGCAAGGATAGAGACGGCACCAAATGGCTTAAAATGCCATATTTCAAAGAGAACGGCGAAGCGGAGATATTCAGAAAGCGTTACGGTAACAAGGAATTTAGATGGAGCTACGGAAGCAGCGGAAAGCTGTGCCTGTATGGAGAATGGCGCCTGCCAGAAATCAGGCAGAATGGCTATTGCATTCTTGTTGAGGGCGAGAGCGATACACAAACATTGTGGTACCTGCAGTTTGCAGCGCTTGGAACACCGGGAGCCGTTAACTTCAAGGATAAGATGGTGCCACAGCTTGAAGGGCTTAAGCTATATATACACGAGGAGCCAGACAAGGGCGGTAAGACTTTTTTTGAAAAGACGTGCCGGATTTTAAGTGAAAAGGATTTTTCGGGAGAGGTTTATTCCTTCACCTGCAAGCAGTTCGGAGTCAAGGATCCGTCAGAGCTTTACATGGCGCACGGCGCAGAAATTGCCACCAAGGAAATTAAGCAGGCTCTGCAGAATGCCAAGAGGATTGACCTTGACGCCATCAATGACATTATTCCTGAGGCAGCCAAGGGAGCTCCGGTCAATCTAAGACAGCCGGAAGGCTGGATATATTCAGACAAGGGCATAAGTCACATCAATGAAAAGACAATGATACCGTCACTTGTCTGCAGAACACCGATTATTTTGACACAGCGACTTAAGAGCATGGAGAGTGGCGAGGAAAAAATTGAAATAGCATTCAAGAGGGACAATGAATGGCACAAAGCTATTTTCCCACGGTCAACGATATTCACGAGCCGAAGCATCACAGCGCTCGCAGATCTTGGATGCACAGTAACAAGCGAAAATGCCAAGCAAATCGTAAGATTCCTCGCAGCTCTTGAGGCCGAGAACATTGATGTAATAAGCAAAGCTGATTCAGCATCGACATTCGGCTGGCAGAGTGGAGGACGATTCCTGCCCGGTCATGGCGACGATATTGTACTTGACATCGAACCATCACTTAGAGGATGGGCGGCGGCATATCATGCCAACGGCACATTTGAAGCATGGAAAGACACGATGAGACCTCATCGTGAGCGTGATAAGTTCAGGTTTATTTTAGCGGCAAGTTTTGCGGCGCCGTTGCTTAGAATTTTGTCACAGCGAATATTTTTTGTATATAACTGGGGCGGTTCTAAAGGCGGAAAGACCGCAGCACTCAAGGCTGCACTGTCAGCTTGGGGAGACCCGGAACGGCTCATGGTAAATTTCAACGCCACTCAGGTGGCACTTGAGCGCATGGCAGGGTTTTACAATGACCTGCCGATGGGAATTGATGAACGACAGCTCGCAGGCCAGAAGCAGGAAAGCCTTGAGAAAATAGTATATATGATAGCATCAGGTACAGGCAGAGCCAGAGGAAGCAAGGGTGGCGGACTGCAGACCCTTAACACATGGCGAACTGTGGCGCTTGCAACAGGCGAAGAGCCATTATCGACAGAGACTTCACAGACCGGTGTATCTACACGAGTCTTGGAGATATACGGCGGACCATTCGACAACGAAAAAGATGCCAGCCTGATGCACCAGCAGGCACCACTTAACTGTGGATGGGCGGGCCCGGAGTTCATCAATCAGATAATGAGAACCGATGAGCGCAGTATCAAAGAAGAATATGACCGCATGGTTGAGCAGGTATATGCACTTGCAAACGGCACCAGCGGAAGCCATATAGCCGGTATAAGTGCTGTAGCACTTGCCGATGCTATGATAGATACTTGGATTTTTAGAGACCATCCTGAACCGGAGACCGGCACGAGAGCTCCGCTTATCATCGACAAGGAATCATGGGACAGGGCTGTGGCTATGGCTCAGGCAATTATCAGGGAGCAGTTGGCAGCAGGTGTGTCAGATGTTAACGAGAATGCAACACAGTACATAGTAGACTGGGTATTATCCAACAAGCAGTATTTTGGTGAGAAGGCTATAGGAACATGCCTCGGAACCATCAGCAACGACCAGAACAAAGTATATATTTTTCCGTCGATTCTGAATAATGCACTGTCTAAAGCCGGATATAGCCCGAGGAAAACTCTTAAATATCTTGCAGATAACAATATAATTACAGCAAAATCTAAGACGAACGGCGGAAAAACGTATAGCGTAACTAAATGGTTTAACAACAGGACATGCAGATTCGTAGAATTTGATTTAAGCCAATTCTCGAAACCAATAGATCCGCTCGATGAAGAAGTAGCAGCACTTGCAAGGGATTCAGGAACACAATCTAACGAGGATGGATTTGTTTCGGCAGGCAATACGCCATTCGATGAAACAGACGGTCAACTGCCATTGCCATTCACGTAATCTAGGAATATAGTACGCTAAATTCCTAACACCTAAAAATTAGGTGTTAGGTTAGGTGTTAGGTTAGGTGTTAGGTCTGAAAGCCTTGATTTTAGCGAGGTTGAGCGCCTTTATATATATTCCTAACACCTCTGACACCTATTTATAGGTTATTGTATGAGCTTGCGTGCAGTACTTTTTGGTGCACACAATAAAAAAATAGGTATGTATTTAAAAATTAGGTGTTAGGTGTTAGGAATGCCGATAAACGCTTAAAAATCAAGGGATTACACCTAACACCTATAAAAAACAATTAGGTGTTAGGAATATTAGGTGTTAGGGAGTGAGCGAACATGAAAAAACCGGATGAAGCCTTAAAACAAGCGGAGTTGACGCTTGAGAAATACAGGAAAAACAAAACACAGATACCGCCGGAAGATTTGGCAGGCAAATATCGCGTAGCATTTCAGAAACTAAAAGATGAGCTCGCAAGTGACTTAAAAGAGTACGTCAAGGCATATTGTTTCATCGGAATCAAGGTCAATGATGCATCTGATCCGATTGTGGCCAAAATTCAGAAATCTTTTGATGATAACCAGATTGGAAAGAGAATTGGTCATGCAGCATTTATTAATTTTGACATTGAAGAGGTCAAAGAAATCGCAAGGCAGCAGTACCGAGAAAATCTTAGAATATACAGGAAGGAAAAGAACGATGATTGTAAAACAGATACCGCAGGATGAAGCACTAAGGCTTTTTTTAAAGGGAACTGATATCATGATAATGACCCCGGGCATAAGGGACAGTGGATGGAGTGAGATGATTCCGGACACATTGAGCTGTCTCTTAGAGGGCGTGATGTTTTTCAGAAGGGAGCCGGCAATGGAAACCGGCTTGGATATAAAGACGGATAGAACCTTGAGCGATATACCATCATTTAATCCAAGCCAAGGTCCAGATAACACAGGGATTGATTCAGATAATGAGGCTGAGAAAGAGGCTGACAATTCTGATGATCAGGAGCCAGAAGCTTCGGAATATGATAACGAGAAAGACGCAAAACATAAAAAGAGAGTACAGGTTGACACCGGAAAGCTCATGGCACTAAGGAAAGCCGGCTGGACTGTGCCTATGATAGCAGATGAATTAGGCATCGGAAAAAGCACCGTTTACAATTATGTTATGAAAATGCAGAAGGGAGCTGCCAATGAGAACGATTAAATGCAGAGGCTGGGAGCCGGAACATAAAACATGGATATATGGATCATATTTTGAACATTGCAATTGTGCAGTATGTTTTTCAAACGATGATCGCCCAGAATATCACGAACACGTAATATTGTTTGATCAAATGACCGACTGGAGCCTTCCGAACCGCGCATTGCTTGCAGCAGTTGAGCCCGAGTCCATTGGAGAGTACGCCGGATGCACACTTGACGGCAAGGAAGTATATGAAGGCGACATACTGTGCCTGACAGATGAAACACCATATGAAGGCATTGTAAAGTTTGGCCCATATAATGAAGGCCCCGGGATATCGTATGACATGGGCTTTTATGTTGACTGGCAGGGAAAAGCCAAGGGGTGCAGGAAAGACTTAGGTTTTTGGATAAATCATAAAGACATCAAAATCGCAGGTAATATTTTTGAGAGGGGGTTGAACAATGAGGACAAGAGAACCGATAAGTGATACTGAGTACGCAGAATGCCAGAAATGTGTCCGGAAATGGGCTTTCAAAAAGATGATGAAGCTTGAAAAAAAACTAAAACGATATGCAAAAATATACTTTGGCCAGGATATGTTAATCATTTACAAGAATCCGGAAGCCTTTAAGGAAGCAATTAAGAGCGGAAAGGTGAGTGTTGAAATCAATGAAAAAGCTAGACCGCTTTGATAGCAGAGCTGAGGCGCTTAATTACATCCGCGAAAATGTGATAGGCATAAGAACGCCGGGTGATGCAGAACGCTACCTGATAGACAACATTCCCAAGGAGAGCTATTATCAGAAGAAAATCTTAGATTACATCAAGGCTAATTATCCCAGAGCTATTGCATGGAAGGAAGCAGCAGGGTGTTACAGCAGGCAGGGCATACCAGATGTGTCCGCCTGCATCAATGGCAGATATTTTGGATTCGAGGTCAAGAGACCATATTTCGGGAAACTGTCAGCGATGCAGAAGCAGACGATTGAGCGAATCAGGAAAGCCGGTGGCGTAGCCGGGGTGTGTATATTCCCAGAGGATGCAGAAGAATTAATACAGGAGGGCTTGTATGATGAACAGAAAACAAAGAAGGGCAGAGGCTAAAGAGCGTGGCATTGTGGCATACAGGCCACCAGCACCCAAGCCGCAGGAGGTCATAAGCGAGACAGTACCGGATTTTTCAAGGGTACCACTTGCTACCATGTGTCAGAGCATCCAGATGCTTATTAATGAATTACACCGCAGGGGCGTCAAGATTTACGATTTTGATAATAAGACCAAACATGTACAGCAAATTCAGATTATAGGCAAGCGTGTATATTTTTTGGCGGAGGAAGATCATGAAAAGTAATAATGTCAAGAAAAGACTATCGAGTGATGCAGCTATGCTTGATAGATACCTGAGCACATATAATCGTTGCAAGAACCGCAAGAAGGCACTTGAGGACCGCAGGCAGTCACTGCTCGCAGAGTTTGAAAGCCCGCTTAAATTCAAGGGCATGAATGGGATGCCAAAGGGCGGTGGCACGAGTGTTGGGTGCGCTGCACTGTCGTATGAGCTTGATGATATCAATACCAGGATCGATGAGAAAATCAAAGAGCTTGAAAGAACATATGTCGAGATCAACAATACGATAGATTTTTTAGCAGATAATTCCACAGAGAGAGCGATCCTTGAGTACAAATACATCGACAGCATGAGCTGGAACACCATCTGCGAAAAAGAAAATCTTACAAGAACCCCGGCCACGCAGTACTGGCGCAAAGGACTTTATGAGCTTTTAGAGTATGCCAAAGTTCAACAGATTGTTAAAGATTACGCCAAAAAGATTGACTGCGAGATGGAAGGCTAATATAATTTTTTTAAACAACTAAAGCAAAGGAGACAACTATTATGATGAGCGAAAATTTTATGGAGATATGCGGAGAGCACGAGCAGCAGCAACAGATGTTTCACCTGGTTCAGATGTTATCGGAGGCGGGCTACCCATTCTATTTTAATTTTTTAGAAGACCTGGCTCCGGATCCGTTCAGGCAGGACGGCGGAGACCCTGAGACTGACATCGACTGGGATGAATATAATTTTTTTGTTGAGCTTGAGAGAGGAGCCGGAGCAGAGTACCCACTTTTAAGCGTGAGCATTGATGATGATGGACTTCTTAACCTTGTTGATATGAGGGCATCGGCTGAAAATAATCTTACAGGAGACGCTGCAGAAGATGCAGCCATTTGGCATAAGGGAATAACCTCAGAAGAGGCAATGGATTTCATAGAAAAATTTTTTAACGAAAGATAGCACAAAAGAGCACACGCGCGTGTGATATTATAATATCAACCGTTAGGCGCGGGAATCAGACATTTTTTGTACTCCTAAATTAAAATTTTTTAACAGCAAAAGAGGCTGTGTCGGTTTCGACATAGCCTCTTTTGTTATTCAGTCTAAAATTTTTTCAATCGGCACATGCAGCACTTCGGCCATGCTTCGGACCTTGCCAACAGATGCATTGTTGATGTTGACTCTGCCCTGTTCGTAGTTCTCAATGGCCCGGTAGCTGACGCCGGATTTTTTTGATAGTTCTTCCCGGGATATCCCGAGTTCCTGCCGCACCTTCGTCAGCGCGGTCAGATTTTCTTTTTTTACATACATGATATCTATCATCCTCCCTAAATAAATTTTTTAACCAGCGCCGGAACCGTCCCGGCGCTTTTATTGTACACCTGTAAGCGTATTATTGCCAGCATTTTTACACACGTATCGCACCTGCTGCTGCCTGCAGGATTTTTTTATCAAAGCCGAATGAATCATATCCGGAAGCTATCACGTTGTAGTAGTAATAGCTTGGCTTTGTAGGCTTGCCCTGATTCATCAGGTAAATCATGCCGGTAACGGTTGAGCCGTCATCCATCAGGACCTCGATATCTTCTTTTCGGTAGAGGTGTGGATAGCCTTCATATCGGTCAAGATTTTTTTCGTCGGCGGCTGAGATCGTGAAGAGCCCAACCGGGACATCTGCGCTCCCGCCCGGCAGGACGGTTGCAACACCATTGCCGCGGGCATTTCCCCAGAATGTCAGGGAATAATTTTTTAAAACACCACTGCCGAATATTTCGGCATCCGGACAGCGGAAGCGCATCTGCTCAAGATGTAAGTTTGAGCCATAAGCGACATAAAGTTTTTTGTTAGATTTTCTCATAATGAGTACCTCCTTAGATATAATTTTCGATGTATTTTTTAAACCTGCCATCATCAGCGCCGGGAGGTCAGCTCCGGCGGACGCCCGAAGGCGTTTCGGCTTAATATTCACACTGTGTCAGCATTGGGTAAGGATCCGGATAATTTCTTGTCGCAAGTTTTACGCAGCGTTTCAAGATATAATCTGCTTCGGATTTTGAAAGCCCGATCAGGTTTCCGTCTTCATCAGATTCGGCGGCAACGATAAAGAGATTTCCGACAAGCTGTGCCTGGCCTAAATTATTTATCGCGGAAATTTTTGGAGCCGCATTAAAAAGTCCTTCATCATCACAGATAATCGTGAATTTTTTTCGACCAATCCTGCGCTGG